AATATACTCCTTCTTATATATTTAGCGGGCTTATATTGAGCGCATCGACCATACTAAGACTATTCAGTTATATAGTCACGATTATCTCGCATCACGAATGTCTGAGAATGTACTAGCATTGTCTGCCCAATGTCTTCTGGTTGTGCCTGCTTCTTACCCCTCCACTATGCAAACCCTGCTACTTTAGGCACTTGCCTGCGAGTTGTGGAACTTTATCAGCCTGACCCTGACTTGATATGTTGCGTTTTTCTTGTCGTCATCAAGTTTTGCGGCTTCCCACGCTTCAGTCCATGTTAAGAACGGTTCCTGTTGAAGTGCTGGAACATCAGTCTGTGGATTGCTTATTTCATCACCGTGAAGTTCAAGCAATTGTGCAGTTGTAAGCTCGAATTTTCCGGCTGGTGCAGTTGTAACGCCTTCTTTTTTGGCTTTTGCGGCTGATTTGCATACAGAAGCCTTCCAAACTTCCTTATCCATGTATACACTGATTGCAGCTTTGTCACCAACCAGTTCTTTTGCCTTTTCAAAGTATGATGTTATGGTAGCTTCAATTTCGGCCATAAGTGCTTTTGTCAAGTCTGCCAATGCGCCCTGGTTTTTCTCCAGCAATTCCTTTTCTGCGGCCTTTTGCGCTTTTAGCTGGTCTGAGGCGTATTTCATTATACCAGCCAAGTCCTGATTTTTGAGCAATGTTTCCATCTCAGGAGTTATGCCGAGGTTGCGTAGAAATTCGTCAATCCTATCTTCCATTATATAATATCCTTACATTTAATAAGGTCTGCATTTTATATTAATGGAGGAGTAAGGAGAAGGCACAACCAATCTTTTTGTTATAGACCATTTATCATCGTGGACGAGCTTTTACAGGCTATGTTGCTTGTTTGTCCATCATTCGTTAGGTGTCATCCTGCTTTCCTTATTCGACCTGGTGTTCGCATTATAGCCATGTTTGCTAACCGTTTGCGCTACCTGGGTGCTATGTTGTTAATGTGCTGTGCTGATTTCCTTATGCTATAATCATAACATACCGTGTTGACGTTGTCAATAGGTTGTTGACATAATCGACAGAAAATTTTCAGGATGTTTGCTGGAGTAAATGCTTGACATAATGACGTTTTAGCTCATAGCCGAGGCGCACCCACCCTAGCTTACTTTACATAATGAGCATGGGTTGGGTTTGCTTAAAAATGAAGCGTGACGGCCATCACCATTTAATGCAGTACAGGGGGACGAAGTATGCACTCTTTCGACTATAAAATTTTCCAAAAACTGGACTATGGTGGAGTATACTATGTTGGTAAGTAGCTATATGGTGATGCGCAGCGGCTCTTCCCCAGCATTTGTCTTAGTGTGGGCGTATGAGTTCTTTGTCTTATGATGGCGTAATGATGTGTGAGTAATATACTTCTTGGGTGAGTTCTTCGGTGATTCATGCTCTAAGTCATCAGGCTCTGCGTTAACCCTCTTTACATACCGCATGAGTGTTGGGAGTTCAGCAAGACTAAATACCTTCATAAAGTTCGGTGCGGAGAACCTATTAATATGATACCATCTTACTGAGAATGCTCTGAACCCCTCACAATACTTACACATAAATATCGGACTCTGATGCTCAAGACCTATCCAGTGATGTACACCAGTAGGTGATTGTTTGCACCTCGCCAGTTCTACTGTATGGGCCGGTTTGCTGTATGAATTAGCCTTCATTATTACTCCTGCAACTTATTATTATTAATCCACTTGACACTGCTATACCTGATACTACTCCATGTCCTTCTACATATACATACACTGGTATATCAGCTGATACTTTACATACGCCTCTGAATCTTGGATTCTCTATCGCCATGTGGGTTAAGACTATCTGTGTAATGTTGTCACTACGCAGGTTTAACTCAGTAAATGGAAATGTCTTTATTCTATCTGCTATTACCATGACTTTGGTACACCTCCCAGTGGCAGTATCTCTTCCTTTAGCTTATCTGCACTATTAGCCAATCTAATAACTCTATCCACATTATCTGTCTGCATAGCCTGCCGTATCTTCTGCATATACTTAGCGTGGCGCCTCAATACTGCTATGCGTTTCTTATTAGTATCATAATCTAACCCAAGTGGCTGTCCGCCCCTCTCTCCTTGATTATACGGGTGTTTTTGTAAGTAAGCCATTCCCTGTTCTTCCCAACAGTGTATCCCATCCTTATTAACTACATGCCAATAATACTGAAACGCCCAGTGAAGAGATACCCCGGCTTTTCTCCATATCTTACCCTGCACCATAGGCTCTCGCACTAATATGGGTTGCTCACAGTACTTGCACTTAGCTGTCCTCTTACACCAAGAAATCCATATATCCATTATTTATTTCTCCTATATAGTAGCGTCACTAGTATAAATATTATAACTAGGATGGCTATGTATATGTCAGTTGCGGTGATTGTCCAGCATTTATCTAGTATACATACGTGCATTGGTGTACTCCTTTTATTCAATGTTACATATATTATACAACCAGTTACATTACTTGTCAATGATTGTAGTAACTGGGTATAACCAAATGAACATAATATTAATGTTATAACCATATTCAATTATACCCCCTTGACATAGCTATCCGAATTTGTTATACTGTAATAAGGGATTACAATATAGGACTTGGAATATTATGGAATTATTAGAAGAAGGCACTATAACAACTAATGTAGAGGTAGTCCCTGATCCAATCATTCAGCCGCCTTCCACTGACTCATCTCCAATAACTCAACGATCTGATCCCATTGACGAAATACATGGGGATGACGCAGAAGCTATCATTCAATCACTCTTTGATCCAGAGGGTAACGGGAATAAGGCAAGATATCTAGGTTACAGAGCGTCTGGCTTTGGTCAAAGAGAAGCTATCAAACTTGTGGGTATACATGAGAAAACCCTCTTAAGGTGGAGAGAAGGCGATTCCACATTCTTAGCTAACGAAAGAAATCTTCCAGAACTTAGAAAGAGTCTAGGTACTGCATTTGCACATCTTGAGTTCTTACGTAACTACCGCCTATTCCTTGAGAAAGATTTCCAAGTAATTAAAAAGTCCCTAGATAAAAACACATCTGACTCAATGACTAATTTTGAGCAGAATTACCTGATTAAAGCCAGGACTCATTATACTCCACAACAGATGGAGATTATGAGCAGTCTTATTGGTGCTGCCAATGCTAATCAAACTATTGATTTCACTAAGTTGATATTATCTGTCAGTAGAAAAACTGAGGAGATAAAATTGGAGACAAAATAATTGTGGAGGTACTTACTTGGAAATCGAGGCCAGAGTCACTAAACTAGAAGATGGCTATAGTACCCTTAATCACGGAAGATTAGATAGAATTGAATTAACCATCAACTCTATCGACCAAAAGTTAGATACATTAATTCCACTACACGCCAAACTAGATGCAGATGTATCTAATATAAAAGCTGTGTGTGGGAACTTCAGGACTGATATTGATTGGTTAAAAGATAAGAGGTATCAAGATGAAGGCGCTAAGGGTATGATGAAGTGGCTTATCCCGGTAAGTATAACTGTATCTAGCATCATCGTGTCAATCATAGTATTCATCATAGATAAAGTAGTTAGGTAGTTATGTTTGGAAGAAGGACTAGACGTCAACAGGCGGCTTCTAGGCAAAACGCTAGAAGAGCCCAACTAAGCCGTATTGGTAGGAAAAATCCACGGTTACCAAAGCAGTACTCAGCTTTAGCAAAAGCTAGTCGCAGGAGACGCCGTTGACCCAGACTGTTGAACAAGCCTTTACTGATCTATTATCAGATCGGGTAAGGCGCATCAGTGTGTTTCTTGACATAGAGGATAAGCAAAAGAATCTTATTCCCCTAATGCCTAAGTATATTCAAAGCAGACTGTTAACGGATCGGACTGGAAGAGACGTGTGGGTTAAGCCTAGTCAGGTTGGGGCGTCCAGTATCCTAATCGGTGATTATCTACTCGATACAATCTTTGTACCCGGTACTGTGTCAGTTATCATATCCCATGAGGAGTTTATTACGCAGAGACTTCTCAACAAAGCTAATATGTACTATAAGAGGCTTAAGGATAAGATACCAACTATTCCGGCGTTGTATCATGACTCTGACAACCTCAAGACATTTCCATCTATAGGAAGTAGCTTCTATATAGGATCATCAAGGAAGTACGTATTCGGTCGTGGTGAGACTATCCATAACTTGCTCTGTGATGAATATGCGTTCTGGGATCCAGATGCAATAAGACGCATCATGGCGCCAGCCCAAGAGAGGGTTCCACTCAATGGCAGGATAGATATACTGTCCACTCCAAACGGTGAGGAGAACTCTTTCTGCGAAGTGTATCGCAATGCTAAAGAGGGTAATGAGATAGGTAAGTCTATATACAGAGCACACTTCTTCCCCTGGTTCTTACATGACGAGTATAGACTAACTAAAGACAGCCCATACTGCCTACCGGGAGATAATACTGATAATCTTGATCTGACTGATGAAGAATCTTTACTTATGCTGAATAATAATCTCGTACTTGACCAGATAAGGTGGCGTAGGCGTAAGAAAACTGAGATGGAAAGCCTGGCTCGGAATGGTGAGACTGAGATGCTATTCCAGCAGGAATACCCTGAAGATGACGTGAGTTGCTTCTTGACTACTGGTGACATGGCCTACAATCCCGATCTTATAAATGAGATGGCTAAGAGATGCCACAAACCTTCTGCGTATAAAGAAAATGTCTCTATATGGTTTGAGCCGGAAAAGAATCTCAAATACCTAGTCTCATGTGACGTTGGTATATCTAAGGTCAGTGAGACAGTTATTACAGTGTGGCACTTCTATGATAAAGATGGCATTACACATGCTAAACACTGTGCTAGTATTAGTGGTCTTATAATGCCAGCCCCGGCAGCGGCAATAGCCAAGTCTCTAGCAAGATATTATAACAATGCGTTAGTAACTTGGGATGCTGCCAGTCAGGGACTAGCGTTCGGGCATGAGATGCTACACTGTAACCAGCCATATGGTAATGTGTACTATAGAGAGGATGTGGTAAGTGGCAAACGTAGTAGAGTGGAGGGATGGTTGACCACTCCGAATACTAAGAAGTACATGCACTCTGAAATGAGTAAAATACTCCCCAATATGGAGACTTATGATATTAACGTCATCAGCCAACTTAAGAACATGCGCTGGGATGGAAATGTCTTATCCCATGTAGGACTGGATGACTATCACGACTCTGCTGCCATAGCAGTATGTTGCAGAAGCAGTATCCCTATAACCAGAGGGTATGCTGGAGAAACTGGCTGGAAATGGTAACTGTATAAGGAGAGTTTATTATGTCTGAACAAGTAACTATAGATGCAGCCTATATAAAGAAACAGTGTAGTGAACTGGAAGATTCGTGGAAAGCGCGTAATCTTAAGATAGATAAGTGGTATGATATACTACTCCTAAAGGATGAGTTTGAACAAGAGGGTATGGAGTCTTTTGTAACTAATGATCCTAAGACTAGTTACAACATGGCTCTTCATATGTTGTGTGAGACAGTTCCGCATCGCATACCTATGGATGACTTAGATGCTACTTTAGCCACTGATGCCTCTAATGTGGAGAAAATGATTGAGAAGGCTTGGAGGTCTATTGATAGGCGTAGCCGTAATAGTGGGAAGCAGTCTTGGCTCAGAAACTTAGCTGGCATCATACTAGCTACAGGATGGTATTCTGTATATGCTATGGTAGATGAGACTGGTTTCTACGCCGATATCATCAATCCTGTGGAAGTATTTCCTGAGTGGGATGAGAATAGACTCTCCAGGTGTTGTAGGAAGTATTCTATAGCGAAAGGTAAAATACTAGCAAAAGTAAAGGCTAATGGGTGGAAGTATGACGGTGAGCCCAGTAGTGATGAAATATTACGCAACTACTGGTGGATAGATGAGAGTGACAATGTAATGAACGCAATAGTCATAGGTGACCAGTTAGTGAAACCTCCTACTCCATCTGGTCTTCCACGTATACCATTCTTTGTATCACCCACTGGCGGATTGCCAGATAGAGGTTCTATCAAACTTGATGATACGTGGAAAGAGCATATCGGAGAGGCTTACGTTGCAGCCAATGAGACTGTGTATCGTCAGTATAATAAGCAGTGGACATTCTCTTCACAATTACTACGTGATACCGCTCAACCCAGGTGGTTTGAACAGAGCATAGATGGCAACATACTTCAGAAAGAGAATATGTTCAAAAGAGGGGCTATCTTTAAGGGTGGGCCTAATGATAATGTGAGAGCATTGGAAGTACCACCCATACCTATAGAGTTGAGAACTGATCGCATCGACTTA